GAAAGAAATGAATACGGTTTATTAGCCGCATATTCATATTTAGGAATTTCAAATAGAGCATACGTGGTTCGTGCTGATGTTAACCTAGCAGAACTTACAGGCTCAACAACAGTCCCAGCAGGTACACCAGCAAATGGTACTTACTGGCTAGACACAGCATCAACTGATTGGGGTGTATACCAAGCAGACGGTACATCATGGAGCAAAGTTACTCCGGCTGTATTAACTGACACACCTAGCTCATCAGCAACATCAAATGTAAACAATGACACTGAAAAATCACCAAAAGATACCTATGGTACCAATGGAGATTTTGTTGTGGTTGCTAACGGCACAAACAAATCAACGAGCAGTATCGCAAGTGTAAAACTTTGGGAAAAGATTTCAGGAACATGGTATCAAGTAGGCGCTGACACATGGGTAGTAGCAAAAACAGGTACACCAGTTGTGTTCATGCAACCAGGTACAGGTTCGGCTCCAAGTGCTTCAGTATCAGGTTCTATCTGGGTCAAAACAACAGCAGTTGGCGGCGGTGCAAATGTAGTAGTAAAATACTATTCAACAAGCACAGGTCAATGGTCAACAATATCAGCACCTTTATATGCTGATGATGACAACGCTGTTACAGCCTTAACACCTGCGGCAAGTTCATTGTACGTACAGTTTGATGATGACAATGATGCAGATTGGGACAATGATAGAATTGATAATGCAACATACAAACAAACAGCAAATAACTCAACACCAGAGGTACAATACAATATCAAATTAAGAGGGTCAGCAACTACAACAACGGCTACTGGGACAGCGGATCTTTCAGGAACTGGTATTGCATTGGCTGGTTCACAAACAGGTATTAAACTTAATATTTGTAACCAAGATGTAACTATTACAGCAACTGGTGGAGCTGGTTCAAATGTAACACTTGCAGAAATCGTTGCAGGTATTAACAATGATTCATCATTAGCGGCATTAACTGTTAAAGCATCAATTGAAGCAAGTTCAGGTGCGAAAGAGTATTTGAAACTTGAAAGAACAAATGGTAAAAACATTTGGGTAGAAGACACAACAACAGCGGCAACAGTTGATGGTGTAACTACAGCACAATTAGGCTTTACAGACAATATGGCTTCAGGTTCTGATTCATGGTACATGGCTTCAATTTGGAGCGATTTGTCCTATGAAGGTTCAGCAACTGCACCAACTTCAAATCCGGTAGATGGCACACTATGGTATGACACTAACCTAACAGCAGATTTATACATTGCTGAAAACGATGGTGGTACTATGAAGTGGTTAGCATACGCAAACTCAAAAGACTTGTTCACAGCAGGATCAGTAAACACAGGTCCAAATGGCGAAGCGGCAGGGTTGAGAGATCTACAAATGGTATCATCAGAACCAACTACACAGTCAGATGGTACAGCACTTGAAAACGGTGACATTTGGATTGATTCAAATGAATTAGAAGCATATCCAAAAATTTACAAATACAATACAACTTCATCTAGTTGGGTATTACTTGATAACACTGATCAATCATCAGCTTCTGGCATTGTGTTTGGTGATGCAGTGGGTAACCCAGCAGGTACTACAGATGCAGACAAAGGTTTTGGATCAGCATACGCATCATTTGATGCAGATGCAGTAGATCCGGCTGATTATGCAGAAGGTACACTGTTGTTTAATACAAGAGCATCTGGTTATAGTGTAAAAGAATACAAAACATCTTATGTGGTTAACAGCACAGACATTGGTCCAAAATGGGTTAATGCGGCAGGTAACAAACCAGATGGTTCACCATATATGGGTAGAAAAGCACAGAGACAAGTTGTGGTAACCGCACTTCAGGCGGCATTCACAGGCAACGATGAAATCAGAGCAGAATCAAGATTCTTTAACTTGATTGCATGTCCTGGTTATGCTGAAACCTATGATGAAATGATTGCACTTAACACTGCTAGAAAAGAAACTGCATTTATTATTGTTGACGCACCATTTAGATTAAAAACTCCTTCAGAAGTATCTAATTGGATGTCAAACTCAGCAAATGCAACAACTAACGGTGAAGATGGTCTAGTATCAAACTACACATATTCATCAGTGTATTATCCATCAGCACTAACTACTGATCTAAGCGGTAACAACGTGGTTGTTCCTGCTTCACACGTAGCATTACGAACTATTGCTTTCAATGATCAAGCGGCATTCCAGTGGTTTGCTCCAGCAGGTTATCAAAGAGGTGTAGTATCAAATGCTTCATCAGTTGGTTATATTGATCCAAACACAGGTGAATACAATCCAGTTGTATTGAGCGAAGGTTCAAGAGACACACTATACTCAGCAAAGGTTAACCCAATTGCTTACATGCCAAACAGAGGTTTAGTAGTATTTGGGCAAAAATCTTTACATTCAGTAGCATCAGCACTTGATAGAGTAAACGTAGGTAGACTAGTTTGTTATCTAAGATATCAATTAGATCAACTTGCTAAACCATTCTTATTTGAATTAAACGATAGAATGACAAGAGATCAAGTACAAGATACTTTTGAAAGATTTTTATCAGATCTTGCTTCAAAAAGAGCATTATACGACTTCTTAGTTGTGTGTGATGAAACAAACAACACACCAGCACGTATTGATGCTAACCAGTTGTATGTGGATATAGCGATTCAGCCAGCAAAAGCGGCAGAATTTATATATATTCCAATCAGAATAAAGAACACTGGTGAGAATATGAGCTATAGTTAATAGACAAAATACACCAAAAAAGGCTACTGTAGAGATACAGTAGCCTTTTTTTTACCCTTTAACTTCAAACTTTTTTCTTAATTTTCCTAAATTTTGCTAAATACTATTAATACAAATTAATTTGTAAGGAGAGATTACAATGGCTACATTAAACAAATTTGGCGTTCCAATAGACGGTGCTACAGGTAGAGGTGGTATTTTACAACCTAAACTTAAATATCGTTTTAGGGTACGTTTTACAGGTTTTGGTAACTTAGGTGCTAACCCAGTTGATTTAACTCAGCAGGTTATGAACATAACAAGACCAAAAGTAACACACGAAGAAGTTCCTGTACACGTTTATAACTCAGTAGCATATTTGATGGGCAAACACACATGGGAGCCAGTCACAATTACTTTACGTGACGACATCAATAACAGTATTTCAAGATTAACAGGTCAGCAGGTTCAGAAGCAGTTAAACCACTTTGAACAAACTGGTCCAATCAGTGGTGGTCAGTACAAATTCACTACAAAGATTGAAATCTTAGATGGTACTAACGATGCTGAATTAGAACAGTGGAACTTAGAAGGTTGTTTCTTACAGAACGTTGACTACTCAGATGGTGATTATGCGGTTTCAGAACCAGTACAAGTTATCATGACAATGAGATATGACAACGCAACACACTTTGGTCCGGGCGGCGGCGAAATATTCCCGAACTTCCCATTAACATTTGGTGGCACTTCAGGTATATCAAGTTAAATTTTGATATAGGAGTATTACTAAATGAGTAGTGTTGACCCAACTAAAATTACTCCAGAACAGAAGAAGTTTCTAGAAAGTTTACCAGAAGCTTCTTCTGTCTTTTCTGAACAAGAAATCAACGAAGCAGTAGAAGGTTTACAAAATGAACTGATATCTGCTAATCAGTCACTTATTGAAAATTTATCACCAGAAAATTATGAACAATTAAATATAAATCAAGTTCAACCACAAAGCAGTTCAGGCGTACAACGTAGTCCGTCAAACAACAGCGGACCAATTATTCAAGGTCCAACACGAGCACAAGATCAGTTTACACTAAGACAAGCCCCTACAGCATTAATGGCTGGAGTTCCAAGACAAAAATTTGAATACCTTGCAACTTTTAGATTCTATGGAAATGATACGTTTGAAACAATATTTGGTGATGATCAAAGAATTCAAACATTAGATCAGCAGATTAATTCAATAAACCAACCTGCTCCATCGGCTTATAGTTACAGTCAATCTATTCCTCAAAACAAACAAAAAAATGATTTAATACAAAAACGTGCTGGAGTTATGGATACACTTAGACGATCATTGGTTTTTAATATCAAACAAATCGATGGACCTAAAATAAATTTTCAATATGATACACTAAATCAATACAATAGAAAAAGAAATGTTTATAGACGTGTTGATTATGATCCAGTTAGTGTTCGTTTTTATGATACAATGAGCAACACAGCAATTAAATTTTTTAGATACTTGTATGAATTAAATTTAAAAGATGGTAGAAATCGTCATAAAGATTATGGCGGTGTGAGCAGACACAACAAAGGATTGTATCAAACAAACCCGTTGTCGTCTGAAGATGATTTTACATTGCAACACAATTTTGGTTTAGATTCAAGTATTAGTAATAATACTTACCCAATTAAAAGTTTAGATTTATTTTTAATTCATGGTAGAAAATATAATTTAATTAGATTTGTACATCCAAAAATTATATCAATGGACCATGATGTATTAACCTACGAAGCAAGTACACCAATAGAACTTGGCATGCAATTTGCTTATGAAACTGTGGTGTACGAAACACTAAATTATGATATGGCATCTCCAAGAGATGTTACAATTGATTTTGATCAATT